CGGTTCTGCGGCTTTGGCGGCGAAGATCTCTGCTTCTATTTGTTCTATTGTGCGCTCCATGTCTTAGCTTACTTTAAATGTTAACCCAATCTGCCAAAAGCCGATGCCTTTATCACGTGCCGGAAGCGTTGCCTCATCGATGGTGGTGGCGGGGGTGATTCGGTTTTGCCGATAATAATCAACAACCCCTTTAAAGCCATAATCTATTATCGGTATTTCTATGGCCGATCCCGGTACAATATCGTCTGTAATGCCAAAACCGTTGATAATTGCGAAGTCAAAGATTGAAGTTATGCTGCCGGTCTCCTTGATGGCAATGTCTAATAAGCTTTGGCGTTCTAAAGCGAGTGTGCTCATTTTTTTGATTCGAGTTCGAGTATCCTTTTGTTTTTCAACTTCAGTTCGGTGTCTTTTTGCAATACCTGTGCTTTTAAAATTCGATTTTCCTCTCGCAAGATCACGATTTCTTCACGAAGCAATTTTTCTTTACTCAAACAGGCAGCCTCGAAATCACGAAATTGCTTTTCGTAACGCGGCTTCAAGTCGTCCAACATTTCTTTGTAGTGATTTGATGACTTAATGTCGTTGTCTATCTCGATTGTTTTTGCTTTACCCTCAATTACTTTTGCCTCAGCAGTCGTCTTTCTACGCCCAAATATCCATCCAAAGATTGCTGCGCTACCTGTTGTAATAAAACCTACAATAGCTATAAGAATTTCGTTCATATACTGATTTTAGTTTTTTCAATTCCGTCTGTTGTGTCAATCTCAGGGTTGGCGTATCCGTCAAATTGAAGTTGAAGTTTTAAATCTCGTTTAAACTCATCGATACGCTTCCTTGTCTTTACGTAATTCACTGCGCCAAAGCCAATGACGGGCCATTTCTTATATTCCCCGGGTTGAGCTATAAATATGTCGCCAACGTGCTGTTGATCGCTCTGCCCGATCACAAAGTCGCCGTTCATCATCAAATCGCCGTCTTCTATTAAAATGTCCTGTCTCATATTATTGTGCCTGTTCCTGTGAATGCGCCCTGGTTTGAGGTGCCCGTTATCTCAATTGTCCCGGACATCATATAGTTTTTAACAGCAGCCAGTAGCTTCAGTGCGTACTCATGCTTCGCTGTTTCATAGTCAGTTTTGCTGACCATGACATCTTGCAACGCTTCTACTTCTGCGATAAACGACAAATCATTTAGTGCCATTAGTTTAATATTTGATTTACTTTTTCGTTTACTTGGTTAAAAAACAACTTGTCCGGATCTGACAACTTACCTGGTCCGGAAGGCGTGGTTATGATCATGGATTGCAGCCTTTCTAAAGTGTCGTTCAATATTGCTTTTAGATTGATTTCCCTTGATTTTATCGTGAATTTCCCGGCTTTCATTTCAAATAAGTGTTCATCCATTTTTACGATAACTCGGTCAATTTCTGATGTCCTGATTAGAAATGCATCGTCTTCCCCTTCCAATCTACCTATGACAACTTTAGAACCAACCACCGGATACACCGTCATTTGGCTCGTCAAGTCATCTATTATAGCATTGAGCCTTACTCCCTCGTAGTCATCTACTGTGCAAGTGTCGCCGTCAATTGCTATGACCGTTCCTACAATTAGGCTAAACTTCTCATCGGTTTTTTTCGATCTTAAAACCGCTTGTTTGAAAATCTCTTCAATCATAACTTGTAGCTTAACTTATTTGACCGCTTTATCCCCGTTGACTCTGATATGTCTATATTGACGGCTTCGATGAAATACTTTCCATCTTGATGTCTGTCCGTATAGAAAGGCCTAAAAATTTGTACTGCATCGCCCGGATTTGTCCGTGGATAGCACCAACCGTTTAGTGTGCCCTCAAAACCTGTAAAAGAACGTGATTTGTGTATCCGGTCTGCCCAAACTTTCAATTCTGCCTTGCTAAGCTGCGGCAACTTTATGCTGACGGTGTTTCCACCTTTGTCCCCGGTTGTGTATGTAATCTCATGCCCATTTGCTTGCTTAGATTTGGCTGTCACTTCAAGTGCCTTGTCTTCCTTTGTTTCAAATTTCAAGTCCGTATCACGGCGAACGTTTTGAGAGAAGTTATAGAAGTGTGTTTCTTGCGGCTCAAAGTCAACCATCATGCCTACCTTCAGAAGATACTTGCTTTTGAAATATGCCCTAATTCCAACCTTTTCTTTCAATTGTTCCAACACTTCATAAGGTGTAGCGTTCTCGATTAGCCATGTTCCAAACGAGTAATCCTCGTTACACTCTACTGTATATTTTGAAGGTAAAATTACCTTTAGGATGTCAATGAGCTTCCCTGATTTTACCGATTTGGTCACGCGCGGTAAACGCTTTAATCGGGACATTTCATCTTCACATTCGATGAGCAAAGGTGTCGATGCGCCTATCTTTGTGACATATCCTGTGAATTCTATCTGAAGGTCACCGTCGTATCCAAACAAAATAGCAATTGGGTCGTTACGCTTGATGAAGTTAAGTATCGACTTTCCGGACAGGTCGATGGTTTGTCCAAACACATCGATGGCTGTTTTGAACTCGCGAGGAAATTCTACTTTAGCCGTATCCGTAAGCACTTGAACGCTTCTTTCGATTCGTATCGACTTGCATACATTAAACCACAGCTTATCGCCAATGACTACCCTAATGCTTATGTTGTGAAAGAGGTGGTTCATTCGGTTGGTTTTAGCAGTGTGAAGTTGACAGCTTTGATACTTGAAGCTTCAATAGAAATTTGAATGGTATCGCTAAAACCCTCAAGCGGCTTAAATTCGATGGATTTAAAGTAAATACTGTCGATGTCCTTTTCCTCAAACTGCCGGCCGATGACCTTTACAACACCGTTGAATTGCCAAGCTTGGTTCAACCTCTTTACCTCTTCAGATGGATAGACACGGTTGGTCAAGTCAATAAGCAGTCCGCCTATTGAAATATTCCAAGGGGCGGTTCCCCACCTTTCAATCACTACCGGGTCAGCATCGTTGACGTTCGTTTCCACGAGTGATTTTTGCTGCGCAAAAGTCATTAATAGAGGCGGCGCAAAGACGTCACCGCGGTCGCCTAACAATACAGTAGAGAATTTTAGCAATTCTCCATCTGCATCAAATTCGACATACTCAACGTCCGAATCAATGTCCGGGTAGAATTGGAACTTATAATCGTTGTTTTCAGGTTTATCAATGAACAATTTGTTTATAGCTTTTCCAATTGCTGCCGAGCCAAAGGCTGCGGCATACCTTGTCGCTAAATCGATTGTCAGGTTGCCAGGAAAAGCTGTGACATCGTCAAATATGTGTTTGAAAGCTTTAGCTGACATTTTATTGAACTTTTGGTGATACAATACCTTTATCGACGAGCCATTTCACTTGCGCCCATTTTTCTGCCCAAAGGTCATCAGACAATTCCTCAGGAAAGGGAATGTGGAGTATGTGGCTGATCATCGCATCGATTTTGAAGATGCTATCTCTCTTATCGTCCTCGATCAGCCCTGGGCAGTCTCCTAATACTTTTTTATCTTCCCGTCCCGGATTGGGATCAACTCTGCAATTGCCCCTACGCACGATAAAAACAAGCCGTCATCGTTAAGCACTTGCTCTTTGTCTGTGTGCAAGCAAGCTTTTACAAGAATCTCCTGCGCTTTGTTTGGGTTCATGGCGTTGTACTTCAAATACTGGCCCATCGTCTTGCGGTCAGGGATCGATACGATGACTTCGAGTACATCTTCGCCAATGTCATCCATTGGCAGTTCTACACGGCGTAACATTGCTTCGCCGCCTACTTTTTCGATCACTTCTTGTGATACTTGTTTTTCTGAACTTTCTTTGGCCATTTTATAGTGTATTTGCAATATTGAGTTTTACGTCTAAAGCGAACAATTCAAAGGATTTTTGCAACCCCATGTCTCCGGTCACTTCCCTACCGGTGTTTTTGAATTTCACAACAATTTTGTCAGTCACGATGATGTTATATTCATTCGTGAAAGTGATGACTATGTCAAAGGGCTTTACCTTTAATAAGTCTCCATCAGGTGCTGCCATTTCAATTGGTACAATGTCGTGCATGTACATATCCATCGATGCAGATGGTGATACTTTTCCCCTGCTCCACGAAGTTGCGTTTTGACCAAGCGTATAGTTGAGTTGATGCTCTTGCTCGTTTCCATAACTGATCTTACTTATGTTTACCGGCACACCATTTATAAACGTCTCAGTGTCTGCGGAGTCGTATGCCTTTCCGTTTCTAATTAGCTCTGCCATTAGGATTGTTTTTTAAGGTTAATAGTACCGGTGATCTCGCCTATCGATCCTGTTGGGATGATGCTATAAGACACTATAAGTTCTTTGGCTACGAGCAAGTCGCTGTCCGGGTTGATTGTTGTCTTTCCTGACGATATTTCACCCGCCCTTTGCATATCTGCAAATATCTGGTCGCCTATGCTTTCAAGGCTCACGCGCACGCCCGCTGGGATCTTACCGTTTTGGTCAACCGGGTAAGTCTTTTTGATTTTAGGCAGGTACGCTGTACGCAATTGCCTAACGGCATCGTCAACGACACGGCCAAAGGCAATCGTGTGTTCGTTCATATTGCCTTCGACATCGATGATGACCGGCGCGCACACATGATCGTTGTTAAACCGTACACCGCCCAAACCGGGGTAAGTAGTCCCGAAAACATATCCTTTGTTTTCATAGGTCTGCAACTCCTGAAAGGCATCTTTGATCTTACTGTGGTTTGAGAGGCCCGGGATGACCCATGCATCTTTGGTAGCTTCTGTTAGGTTGAAAGCCTCGTTGTCTCCGATGTTTTGATTAATGCCCGCTGCAGCGCATACACCTAAAGCAGTACCAACATCAGCAAAGTTTTGTGCTTCACCGGCTTTGGTTTCAGCATACTTCCAGTCCTGTCCAATTACTACAGTTACTTTGGTGGCATCAATCGCAGGGTCGCGCAAGTCTGCTACGATAGCAGAACTGCCCACGCTTCGGCCCTCTAAGAAAATCTGCATGGGCATAAACTGGTTAAATGCCCACAGAGCGGATGCCTGGGCTTTGGTAATTGCCGGTAACAAGTCCGTTGGAAGCCCGTCAACGATGAGCGGCGCGGCCGTTGGGTTTAACGCTACGGCCAATTGGCGCACTTTGTAGTCAGCGTCAATTAGCAGGCGTTTTAGCATATCACCATCTACATCCTCCACGATGGTGCTGAGTGTTTCAGCCTGTGGTACGAGCATCAGGTTCAACTCTGTGCCTTCACCCGCCATTCTGAAGAACTCACGGACATGGCGGTAAATGTTTACGCCCGATGTTGCATCTGCCTCGGCGGTGACACCGAGTTGCTCAGCGTCGAACAAACTGTAAACCTTAGCACTCTGCTTATATGGTAATAGTGCGTTGGCAGGTGAAGCAATGACCAGGGCTGAGACAGCCCTGTCATTGTTCAGCCGGTTTGCGCCAAGCTTACCTTTTTGTATGGTTACTCCGTCTAAGTTGCTCATGGCGAATTATTGTTTTTTGGGTTCATTTACCGCACCGGTAACTGGAACTTTGGGCACAGCATTTTTGGCCGGTTTTTTGAAATCGTCCCGGTCAAAATGTGTCAATTTTTCGCCAGGTTTTAGGCTCATTTTGCCAATGTTTTCGGAGGTGAAAAATTCGCCTTTGGGGTTCGCAAAAATCTTTTTGTGAGCGGTCGTTTCAAAGAGGACCGCTACCCTTTCTTTAAGTGTTGCCATGTGGTTATGCGTTAGAGGTTACCAACGCGCCGATCGCGCGTGCTTTTTTAGGAGACACAAGGTAGTAGTGTCTGTAGTTCACAGCAGAAGCTTGCGTCTGTGTGTCAGGCTCGTCAAAGTACATCTTTGTTGCACCTTCTGCCCGGAACATGTCCGGGGCATAGAATGCTACCGATGCCACGTTGTGGATCAGCGGGTCAAAGACAGCACCATACGATACTTTGGTGTTATTAGATGCCAAATAAAACGGCATTTCGTGGTATAGGTAAACCCTAAAGCCATGGAATAGAGGACGCAATTGTCCGGTGGCAATGTTCAAGTAGTCTTTGTAGAAGTCTTTTACCTCTTTCAAAATTCCTGTGTTGTGCTTGGTGTTAAGCACTAAGATGCGTTGGCCGTCGTCAGGCACGCCTGCATCGTTCAAGGCACCGCCAAGGTCAATGATGTCATTTACTGTAGCCAATTTCTTCCCGCCTACGGTTGCCCCGGAAGTACCGATGACAGGTGTATTGACCGTATGAGCTGCAGGGGCGAGTGCGTGGACAGCTTTTCCGAACTTTTTAGCCAAAATAGAATTTCTGTGCTTACGGTTAACGGTTGTAATTTTATCATAAGTGATGGCATACAACTCATCGTCTGTGACTTTCGTTGCTTTAGTGACATACTTGTCCAAATTGAATGCTATGTCGCCGTCAGCTAACGTCTCATACCCGATAGGATAGGTTGTATTATTTATGAGTACCTCTGGGTCTGCACCGATATCTACTAAGTGTATAACCTGATTTTCGCCGTTTGCAGAGCTTTGTACATATTGGTCAAATGAAGGTATCTCGGCTAAAAAAGATGCGTTGATTTGCGGCTGAAACGACTCAACCAGTTCTCCTGTCCATATCTCCCTATATACACCTGCAAGTAGAACGCCTTGCTGAAATGCGTCCGGGAAAATAAATTGGGTGCCCGTGCCGGCCGCAAAAACGATTGCCCCGGTGGCGACAGGGTTTACAGATGTGAAGGATGATAACATTACCCCAACGAAGAGGGCTAAAAGCAAGTTTGTGAAAACTGCGGTAACTGATAATTTACGTGTCTTTTTCATGACTATTTTTGGTATTTAGATTTTACAATTTCGGCGAACGAATCCGGGTCTGATTTGGCAAGGGCCTCAAAACCGCGCGGGTCTTCTTTTTGCCACTTGTCAAAATCCCAACCTCCACGCCCGGCAGTTGCGCTTGGTTTCCCGTTGGCTATGCCTGCTACAATTGGGTTTCGTTGGGAAATATTGCCCAATACGGTGTTCAAGGCCTCAATGCCCGAAGCCTTGGCAATGCCGTAGTAAGTTGGCTTTTGGTCTGCGGTGATTTTCCCTGCCTTCACAGCCGCATCAAGTGTAGGGTTGACAACTGCGTCAAATTGCGCTTGTGCGCCGTCTTCCAAGGCTTTTTTTGCACTCTTTTCAGCTGCGAGATCAGCCTGTAATTGCGCTGTCACCGCAGCAACGTGTGACTTCACCGCGTCGATTACGGCGGTGTCCGAGCTCTGCTCGTTTACGCCTTGCAAGTGCAGGGCTTCGATAAGTGGTTTTTTCATTTTATGGTCTTTTTTAAATTTTTCGTTTTCAGGCAACAGTAGGGCGACAAAGCGGTTATAAACTTCTACTTCCCCCAACTGTTCGGGATCAAAGATGTCGGTGTCTGCTTCCGGGTCTATCACACCAGTTATCAAGCCTTCTTTCAATGCTTCAGAAGCGTCAAACCAGTTGTCGCCTTCCAACCATTTGCTCAGTTCCTTTTCGGTTTTGCCTGTGCGCTCTATGAGTTTCTTTGTGAAGTTAGCCTCAATCGACCTTAGCAGTTTTGCGTTGTTCTCCAAGTCCGTAGCTGTCCCATTTACGTAGCCAGACGGCGCGTGTATCATCAAGAATCCGTTTTCTACCATTTCTACCTCAGGCCTGGCCATTGCTATTACTGCGCCCATCGATGCGGCAATCCCTACAATTTTAATCCGGATGTTTGCCTTTGAAGCCCGAAGCGCGTTGTACATGATGTTTCCGTCAAAAACAGACCCGCCGTATGTGTGCAATTTTAGCGTGATGTCGGTATGCTGCTTTTCAAGGCCCGACAATAAAAGGGAGAATTCCATGCCGTCGCCGTCCCATATATAGCCGTATGCCGTGATCGTGTTCTCTTCAGCGCGAAATATCATCCTGTGAATTTTTAGCGAAGATGCGAGCCTTTCCTAACCTAAAAAAAATTGTTTGCAAGGGTTGCAAACAATTTAGCCAAGCCGGTGCTTCTTAGCGACTTTTGTACAAAAAGACATGGGCGGTAAACCAACATCCTTCAAGGAAAAGAAATCGCTGGCCGAATACATGTTCGTATTTGAAGGCATACCTTGTATAGAGATATCCGCGACTTTGGATGTGTCTATGCAATCTATATCGAAGTGGAAAAAAGCGACCGGCACGGAGAAATCTTGGGACGACAAGCGCGCTGAGATATTGTCGTCTCCAAATAAGATTCGTGAAATCCTGATGCGCGAATTGAAAACTATTGCAGAGGGTGGCATTTCAGTAGTAGATGCAGATGCATTGGCTAAGATTAATAAAGTGATTGGAGACCTATCGGACAAAGTGTCCGCGCAAGTAGTTGTGTCTGTGTTTCAGGAATTCGATAATTGGATGGCCGACCAAGACGCGGAGACGGCAATAAAATTCACAACCTATCACAAGCAGTTTTTGCATTATAAAATCAACCAAAGCCGATGACCCCTGCTCATGAAAAATTATTGAAGCAGTACGAAGCGCATTGTCAAAAAATTGCGCAGGCAACTACTATTAATTTAAGTGAGCGTCCTGCTGACAAGGTAAAACGGATTAAGTTGCTTGAGCAGAATTACACCGAGTGGTTTGAGTGGTATTTTCCAATGTACGCCAAGTCCCCTTGCGCTGACTTCCATAAAGAGATGGCAGATTTAATCATCGACAACCTGGTCATCGACCTGCTTGCTGAAATTTATCGCAGCGGCGCTAAGTCAGTGCATTTGGACATGGGTACCCCGCTATACTTATACGTCAAAAACGACCTACGCTTCATGTTGCTCATCGGGCAGACTGCCGATAAAGGCAAAAAACTCATAGGGGACATACAGGCACAGCTTCAGCACAACCAAAGGTTGATAAACGACTATGGCCGCAGGTACAAATATGGCGATTGGTCCGATGGTGATTTTACCACAATTGACGGGGCAAAATTCGTGAGCAGCGGGTTTCGGCAATCTGTCCGTGGGCTTCGTGAAGCATCCGAGCGACCTGACTACATAGTTGTCGATGACGTTGACACTAAAGAGATGTGCAACAACGACAAACGGGCCCGAAGGGCTTACGAATGGGTTTGGGAGGATTTAAAAGGCACGTTTGATGAGGGTGGCAAACGAAGGCGTTTTATCGTGGCCAACAACAATTTTCACAAAAACACCATCATCAATCAATTAAAACAAGAGTTTCAGCGGATTAATCAAAAAGCACAAGAAGCTAAAAAACCAATCCGCCACCACATCATCACGGTGAAAGCGGTAAAAGACTTATCAACCTTTGAGCCTGCCTGGCCCGCAAAGACGAGCGCAGACTATTGGCGAGACAAGTTTGAAAACACGCCTTATCGATCGTTCATGCGTGAGTACATGCACGTGCATATCCAAGAGGGAGAAGTGTTCAAACCTGAGCAAATCCAATGGAAGGAACGCCTGCCTTTCGATATGTACGACGGCCTCGTCTTTTACGGCGATTTAAGCTACAAAGATGCGGGCGACTTCAAGGCGCTCATCCTTGTCGGAAAGACCGGACGCGAATTTCATGTCTTGGCGGCCTACGTCCGGCAGACCTCAAGGTCTAATGTGGCCAAATGGCTTTACGATTGGGTGTCTGATAATACCGCGCTGAATTACAACATCCGTTACAAGATAGAAGGCTTGTTTGCCCAGGACGAATTTGTAAACGACTTCGACATCGAAGGCGATGACCGTGGGTGGTATGTACCGGTGACGGCTGACAAAAAAAGCAAAGACGGAAAGTTTGACCGTATCGAAAGCATGGCAGGCTACTTCGAGCGTGGCAATATTTGGATGAACGAAGAATACCGCGGGTCCACCGACTTTCAAAACCTGATTGATCAGCTGTTGGCTTTTGAAAAAGGCAGCGGTGCAAACGACGATGCGCCTGATGCGATGCAGTCAGCCATCGCCGAAGTCAACCAGATCACGTTCGTCACAAAATTTCAGCCCAAAACAATAAGCAGGAGAGAACTGATAAAAAATAAAAAAAATAGATACTGATGGCACGATTCCTTTTAGATACCGATTATGATGTTTTGATACGAACAGAGGTCAAAGGCATATTGCTGGAAAATTTCAGCCAAACAAAATTGCTTAGTGCTGAAAATATGGCCATCGCCCAAATCAAGAACTACCTAAACGGTAGGTACGACATCGCAGTAATATTTGATCAAACTGATGAAGCGCGCAATTCATTTGTCATTATGATAACCATTGATTGTGCGCTCTACCATCTGTACAGCTCCATCGCGCCAAACAAGATCCCGGAGCACCGCTCCGAGCGGTATCAGGACGCGCTTGAGTGGCTGAAGCTTGCAGCAAAGGGCGAAGCCGTTGCAGACCTTCCCCTTATCAAAGATGCAACAACAGGGGAGGACAAAAGTAGTGTAAGGATAAGCAGTAATTATAAACCATCAAACAACAAGTGGTAGATTTGATTTAAAACACGTTTAAAATCAAATCTGACGGCTTTTTAATAAAATTAAGCATGAAGATACCTTTCTTAGGCAGTAAAACAAAAATAACGGCGCCTACATCAATGCACGATACGCAACCATTGAAGTCGGGTGGAAGCCGTAATGCGGCTGCTATAATTTTGCAGATCACCAAAGCGTTCAAAGACCGCAGCCGAAAGGACATTCAGGCTTGGCGTGTCTCGCTTGCAGCAACCGAACATATCGATACGCCGAGGTTTAACCGCTATACCGATTTGGTGGACGACCTCAAAACAGATGGTACGTTCAAAACAGCCGTTATGCTACGGCGGGCCTCTACCATGAGTACCGGCTTTCAAATACGAAATAGAAAATCCGGGGGCTTGAACGAATTGGCTACCGAACTTTTCCAGCAAAAATGGTATTTCGATTTTCTTAATAAAAAGATTGATGCCATCATCTACGGGACGCGCGTTGTTGAATTCTTAGAGTTTGATGGCCATAAAATCAAATTTGCCTTAATTCCGCCGCGCAACGTGGTCCCGACCGAGCGCAGGGTTTACCCGGATTTGAGCAAGCCCAAACCTTTCTTTCAATACGACGCGCCGGAACATCAAGCTTGGGTGTTGGAACTGGCAGGTGACGATTCTCTTGGCGTCATCAACGACATCATCCCTAACCTGATTTGGAAACGAAATGTCGCACAATCTTGGGCAGAGTTTTGCGAAAAATTCGGCATGCCGCTCATCTCGGCGACAACCAACAACAATACCACTACACACATCGATGCGGTCGAAAAACAACTGCTCTCATTGGCTGAAGCTTCAGTCGGGGTGTTCCCGGAAGGCACGACCGTCAAATTTGACGAAGCCAACCGGACTGATGCCTATAATGTTTACTCAAAGTTCATCGAGCAAAACAGCAACGAGATATCGAGTGTGATTGTAGGTTCAAACACCTTGAGCAAAGACGCTTCCAACCGGGCACAGACTCAGGTACACGAGAACTCCCTCGATTTTAAGATTACACAATCAGACCGGCGGGATATTGCCTTCACAGTAAACGATCAGCTTATCCCGCTGCTGAAATCGCACGGCTATTCGTACATCTCTGATGACGATGTTTTTGAATGGGTGGAGGCAAAAGAGGAATTGGACCTAAACAAATATTGGGAAATTGTCAAAGGTATCCTCGAAGAACACGAAGTAGATACCGATTGGCTCTCTAAGACGTTCAGCATCCCGATTACGGGCAAAAAAAAAAGCCCTTTGATATCGGCAACGGCCACTTGGCATAAACCCGACTATCGGGCTTCATGTGGCCATGTCCACCATCCTGTGGCGATGGCCAGCAACAAAATTTTAAACGAGCTATCTGAGGCCCTCATACAATTACTTTGGGACAATGGCGACACTTTAGGCACGGAGAGCGGGATGATCACTGAAGAAGGACTTCAACTGCTCCGTGGGTTGAAAGAAGGCTATGGCGTCACAATCGGTTACGACACGCCCGATACACTCGCGCTTCAGCTGATGGAATACAACCTCTTTGAGTTTTCTACTTCAAAGACCGAAGCGCGCTTGGCGGCCATGTCCGACTTGCTCATTGACAAAGAAGCCCAACAGATACGTTCTTTCTCAGACTTCAAACGGCTTGCTTCAGAAAAGGTATCGAACTTCAATAACGAATGGCTGCGGTCGGAGTACAACCTCTCCGTGTCCGTTGGGCAAAATTCGGCGGCGTTTCACCGCTTTATGGTCGAAAAAGACACCGTAACCTCATTCGTGCAGTATGAGACTGCGGGCGATGACCAGGTACGCCCGCAGCACGATATTTTGGACGGAAAAGTGTTCAACCTAAATGACCCCGAAGCTTTGAAAGTATGGCCGCCTAATGGGTATGGCTGTCGTTGCGAAATGCTCCAGTTCAACCGGACGCCAAAACCCGGACAGGTAACCTCCGGGAAGGACGCGCTTCAGCTCATACGATCAGCCGATCCGAAGTTTGAAGGATCACAATTCGAGATCAACCGTGGCGACCTAAAGCAAGTCTTTACCGAAAAGCAATTCTATAAAGATACCAAAGGCCTGCCCGAAAAGCTGAACACCATGACTTTTGACAAGTACGGGTTACAACCTTATAATTCGTTTAAATCGAATTTAAACAAAATCAAAATAGACAAAACCATCACGCCTGACAACGTGAAGGAACTTTTCAAGACGGTTGAAGGAAAAACGTTTATGGGCTTTGTCGATTACCTCGGCCGTAAGATGATGTTAAAAAAGAAGGTGTTCGATGTTCATACGACCGGTAAGTATATCGGCGCAAAAGAGATTAGGCACCAACTATTTCCGCATGTCCAAGACATAATTAGCAATCCGGACGAAGTCTGGTATTATGAATACAGCGACGGGAAATTCAAAAGTAGATATTTAAAATTTTATCAGGATGAAGCGGTGGTTGTAGAAACAGAAATAGCAGACGAAGGCTCTGAAATAAGCACTTGGTACCTGATGAAAACAGATGATGCTTTGCTGAGAAAAGGATTGAAGATAAAATAAGGAGAGGTTTATAAAACTTAGCCCGTGTAAACTCAGTGAGCCGGCTCTATTCGCGGTGTGTACCTTGTTTCAGTGACCGCTATTAGTGTAAGTTTTATAAACCCTTTGGGCTACAAATATACAAATATTTTTAAATATGGCAACAAAATCAAAATTAGAGCTCCTTCTTCAGCTGAGCGATAAGCTTTTTAACAGCAAGTTGCAGCAAGTCCAAAACAAATTAGGACTGGCGACAGACAGGATGCAGGGCAAGCTTGACCGGTTTGGTTTGGGCGGTGTTAAAACTGCTTCAATAATTGGCGGGGCGTTTGCCGCTATTGTCGGTACAATTTCTATTGCTGCAATTTTAAACAAAAGCATCGATGCCGCCCAAAACTTCGATGCCGCCTTTCTGCCCATCCGGAACATGAATTTAGACAAGTCAAAGGCGGAGTTAGACGGCTTTAGAAACGAGATACGCAATGCTTCCTTTGAAATAGGTACAAACCTCGTGGACTCTACCAACGCCGTGTTCGACCTACAGAGTGCCACAGGCCTTTATGGAGATGATGCTATCGAAATATTTAAAAAAGTAGGGCGGTTCTCACTCGCAACAGGTGCAAATATCAACGATGCGATGAACTCCACAACAAAAAGTATGAAAGCTTTCGGCCTTGGCGTCAACGATATTGACAAGCTCTTGGTGTCGAATGCAAAAACGGTACAGGTAGGTATTACAACCTTTGACCAATTGGCCAAGGTACAAACAGAGTTTGCGGGGGCTACAAGCGCAGCCGGGCAGAGCATAGATACCGGGAACAAGATATTCGCAATGTTTACCTCTATCAGCAAGAATGCAGACATAGCTGCCAACCAAACGAAAACCTTTTTTGATGGACTTGGCCAGCGCGCCGATGAAATCAAAAAGGAACTTAAAATAGACGTATTCGATGTCAACGGTAACATGAAGGATGCAGATAAGATATTGGTGGAGATCAGCGAAAAGTTCAAAAACATGAGCGAAAAGCAAATAACTGAGGCCATCAATAAGATAGGCGGCCCGGAAGGGTTACGCGCTGCTTTAGCAAAGGTAAAGACAGGGGCAGAGGATATGATATCTACTTTTAATGCTTTTGATTCTACGAATTTCAGCCTCAAGGCCGCGCTCGACAACGCCAACGGCGATGTATCTAAAATGCGTGAGATATTGGGCAACCGGCTCGAAGCCATCTTTTCAAAAATAGGCGAAAAGATACTGCCATTAATTGCCGGTTTCATAGATAAAATTAACCCGGTTTTGGAGTTTTTGTTCAATAATTTCGATACCATCATCTCCTTCATCGGCACATTCATCAGTATTCTTGGTCCTCTGGCAGCGGCCATTTGGGTGGTCAATGTGGCCATGAGTGCCAATCCTGTGAGCATTATTATCATCGCCGTCGCCGCGCTTATTTCGCTGATCGTGGTGGCCGTCAAAAAGTTCGATGAGTGGGGCGCAGGCCTCTTGCTCTTTATGGGTCCAATAGGGCTAATTATTAGCGCGTTTAAGTCTATTTTTGACCATTGGGAGAGTATCAAAAAAGCCTTTAAAGACGGCGGCATCTTAGCCGGGCTCAAACGCCTTGGGCTTGTACTGCTCGATGCGCTGCTAAAACCGATCCAGCAAGTGCTCGAAACGCTCGCAAAGTTCGACCCTACAGGTTTGGCACAAAAAGCCTTGGACAAAGTAAAAGCCTTCCGGGAAGCCAATCAATTGGTCACGCCCGGTGAAGTAGAAGCAAGAAGTAAGGCCGAAAAGCTAAAGGCCGATGAGAAAAAACTTGTTGAGTCCAAAGACGGCAAAAAAGACGATAAGAAGACCAGCGCCACTACGACCGGCGAAAACGTCAACAAAGTGGCAGGCCAAGCCGGGCAGGTTAAGAACGTTACCATCAACATCGATTCGTTCAACAAAGGTGGCATAAACCTATCCAAAGAAGCCGGGCAGGGGCTCACGCTCCAGGACGTGGAAAACTGGTTTAAAGAAGCTATGCTTCGGGTAGTCCTTAATGCTGAAAATAGTTGATCATGCCGCTAAGCCTAGACTATATCACCAAAATCAACAGGCTGCAAAAGCTGTATGTGAAGTTCCCGGAACTTGCAGGCATCGAGGCGGTCAATTTCTCAAAGGAGCGCTTCCGGCAAAAGAATTGGCTCGACCGTACCCGGGAGAAATGGAAACCGCGTAAGCGTAAAGCTCCCGGTTCTTTAATGGTTGGTAAAGGTTCCGGGCGGTTAAAAAAATCTATAAGAAAAGTGCGTCAAACCCGTAACTCCGTCACCATAGGAACCGATGTACCTTATGCGCGCATCCACAATGAAGGTGGAGATATCACCAAAACCGTGTCGGTACGTAGTCATACACGTAAGCGCAAAGGTAGGAGTACAAAAGTAAAATCGCATGCCCGGAAGATGAACACAAGCATCCCGAAACGCCAGTTTGTCGGCGAATCGGCCATATTGCTGCGGCGCATAGAACGCCTGTTACAACGTGAAATAACCAATATTCTAAAGCTATGAAAGCATTTTATCAAAAACTAATAGCTGAGTTTGCCAAACCGGAAACACAGGCAGCGTTCACGGGTCAAGGCCTCGCGCCTGTGGGTTATATCGACCTCTATGCCGGGCAGGATCAAGACGAAGCTAATTTCGAGCTCTTTGCACAGCCTGCTGTGCTTGTAGATTGGGAAATCGACTACGAAGAGCCGACAAAAGCAACTGTGAACGTCTATGCCTGCTATGAGCAATTGCGCGACACATCCAACATCTCGCTCAACCGCGACTTAGGGCTGAAATTCTTAGACTTCATATCCTGCGTTGACGCAGTTGTTTCAAAAATTGAAAGTGAAACCACCGGCAAAATGGATATTATTTCGGAAGGGTTTAACAAGATGGACAGCATTGTGGACATCTACCTGCTCACCTACGAGTGCAGCTTCAGGGGAAGAAACAACCCCGCGGCGAAGTACCAACCCGGGGATTATAACGATTTGAACCTGACCGGAACGCTCAAGTATGATTTGTAGTTATTCGAGCAAAATGAGTTTGCTTGGGCGTTCGCGTTCCACCACGTAGATTTGCCCGTCTTTGCGCGCCAGCTTCAGGGTGAACGTGCCAATGCCACGGTAGGCTATGTGGCGGTTAGAAAACATAAACCGCTTGAGCTTTGCCTGCAATTCCCTGTCCACATACCGGTCAAAACTAAGCCCGTACAGGCTTTTGGTAAATGTAATACTGCCTTCTTCGTAGCCGTTTAAATTAGGCTTTTGCAAGTTGCGTGGGAACGTAGTGTCTGTTTGGCTATATGCGGCCAAAGAGATTAACAGTAATAGAGCTGTGAGCTTCATCAGATGGGTGTTGCAGAAATTATGCCAATTTCAGTAAAGGGTCGGTATGGATACAAAAAAACCCGGAAGGAAGGCCAACCGGGGGTTCTAATCTCAATCAATCACAATAATGAATTTTCAATGTACTTTTTTACCAAAATTAGAAATATCACCGCTCAGCTTAATGTCCAACAATTCCAATTTGTGCTTATAAACCGCTTCATCGATGCCGCCCAAATTGCGGACATAGTCCGCTTGTTCAAACTTATTTGTGTCTATATTCCCTAACTCCCAACCCAAAGCTTCCCAAAAGAAAGTGCCTAAATCAAGTTTAAAAAAACGGGCAACTTCCCTGTTTCCGTTAGTCTCAAAAAGCATCACTTTCATGCCGCTTTCCTTATTGAGCGTCCAATTATAAACACGGGTTTTGGGATCTGAAAAATCATCCGTTGATTTGCCATATTTTGATTCGAGTTCAGCTATGTTCAAGGTGCAGAAATCCTTGACCACAACGTCCGGCTTCAAAGCTTCCCCGCTAAAGTCAATTTTTTTTTCATTGCCGCCCGTGAGGATCATCACAAATGCAACAATTAAAATTGCTATGCCTATTCCTGGCAGGCACCCATACATGACAACGGGTTGTTTTGTTTTTTTGGCCATGTAAACCGCGTAGCTAAACGCGATAATTAAACTGAGTAAGATTGTCAACATAACTTATTTGTTTTTTTGTTCTAAATTATTTTCGCACCACTCCAGCAATTCAATGGCTTTGCCTCTGCCGTTCTATCGATATTTCAGAAACTAACTCTGTGTATCTCAGCTTCAACTCTGATGGGACGATCGGAATAATGGGAGTATCGTAAACATCCCCGTTTATTTCGGCTCGAATGCAGATCAGATGCGTGTGCTCAACTTTTTGACCAGTGACATACCTCTCTTCCGACTTGTCTATCTTTTTTATAAAAAGTCTATACTTCATTTTCAAATATATAAATTTTTTCAAAGCAAAGCAATCAAGTTTTGCAGCCTCGCTATAGTCATCTGTTTGCCATTCAATATTTCACCGTTTATTTCAAAAAAAAGGTTAATTTCGTCATCAATACCATACGTAAACGTACAGTCAACCCTGAAATTACCTTTATTTAGCGTCATAACTTCGCAGAGGTCGCCGGTCTCGATCAAAACATCCCTATGAGACTGCCTAAAACCAATAGATTTCAGATAGCTTGCCGTGATTGGGTTTTCAGTTTTCATAAAAACATGTATAAAATTGCTTAAAACCTCACAATAGAGTTCCATCTTCACGAAAAGAAACAAACTTTTTAGTTACCTGCAAGCGAAAGAACCCCACTGCTCCGACATAGCCTGTGCAATACCGTGAAATGTTTTTGAGCGAAGTTTTGCTCTTTCGGGTCCAGGCGGCAAATGGTGTAATCTTTGGCCTTCATTTTTAGGTAACTGCTTCCATTCATTTTTTACATCGATTGTTGGCTTCAATTTTGGTAATCCTTTCAACCAAAAACAAGTTGCTTTACTCTCAGTGTGTCCAAATTGATACGGTTGAATAAGTTGGTTATATTTTTTGCCTATCAATTCAACAGCGTATTTGTGTGGTATAGGATTTTCGATTACTATTAATGGAATAGCAGCGTTAAGTAATGCTTTAAAAAAATCAGCACCTTCTTTTAAACTTTGCCACCTTTCTTTATTTTGGCTTCCATCTTTATTATATAGCCAACGAACGCCGCTATTTGTCAAATAAGTACAGGGCGGGTGTGCAATCATCATATCCCAGCCATCATTCAAAACATTCAAAACATCGCCTTTTATATGCCATTCAGGATGACCACCACTACAATCTTGTAAGTCGCAACTCCAGGCATCAAAACCAAGTTTTCGCAGTTCGATTGTTGTGGCTTGACTTTCCTCACAAGCTACCAAGACACGAACGCCAGCAGGTAACACGTGCTTGCCAAAAGGCGGGCTGACGTGCAAGCCCTGAGCATCTGTAATTCTATTTGACATTTGTACTTAATTTAACATTTGTAATTATAAACCCGCCCTTCGGTAAGCACCATTCGTTTTAACCTTTCTGGAACGAGAGCTATTTCGCCATCAATCCAAAATTGCCCGTTTTCGTAAAATTCCTGCCATTTGTGATGATCTTCACGGGCGGCCGCCATCGGTAATCTGCGGAATGTTGGGCGCAATTAGACGACCGCATACCAAACAAACTCGTCATTGTTTTGGCTCCACACATGAAAGGCAACGCTTTTGTATCTGCCCTCAGTTATAATTGCTGTGCCTACATAACCATCTCCGGGCATACCGGTTTCGGTATATAGCCTTTTATCAAACGGCCTCCATTCACATAAGTAAATGTTACCGCCCACAACCACGTTCATCGTGCATTTTTGATCAGGCAAGCCGTCTGTATGCCTGTTTGCGAAGCCCTCTCTCTGTTCTAAATTTTTCATTTGATTAAAATTTGTTTTAGTTTGAAAATGTTTGTTTTTCATGTTTTTTTATTAATAACTTGTTGCGGTTCAGACATTTGACCAATCATCTAAAAAATACCTTTGGTGTATGAACTTAGCCAAGTTAGTCTGCGCCACCCCTGTGCGAACGAGATATTTTTTATACTCTGGTACCGCTATGAAACATCGAATTACGTCGGCCTCTTTGAGTTTCGCAAATTTCACCACGCTTTCGTACCGCTTCATTTTGTGATCATAGAGATTCCATAGTGCATCAAACGAAAGATTGGCCGGCGACCGGTCGATCTCAAATATCTTCAAGTAGCGAGGGTCTTTCATCCAAAGTGATGTCATCAGGCTCTCCTGGGCGGGGAAGTTCGCGTCGGCAAAGAGCCACTTCATCTGCGCGCCGTTCAATTGCCCTTCCGATATTTCAAATGCCTTTAAATGGCCGTTTAAATCGTATTTAAACAAGAAGACAAGTCCGATGTCCTTTCCTTTTGCCCGATAAGTCGTAAGCTGTTCCATCATGCAAGTTTTTGGTCGATTTCGTCGGCAATGGACCGGAGCAACACCCTGCTCAACTGATCATTTATGGCTGGTAGAGATATCCTTACCAAATCAGATACGAAAATACACTCATGCACATCTAATGATATATTTTTTCTGTTTTTTCTGCTAAACACCTCTCCGTTGCTTATCAATGTTTCGGCCACTTTTTCAAACTTTTTTTGCGTGCAGTTCCAGATTGAAACGGCAGCACGTTTCTCGCGCGTGTTCGGAAATGTTTCCTTCATGCACCTTAATAATTTAACGGTGGCAAACACCTCGTCAGGTGTCAATTTCAATGTTATCTTCATAATGTGTCATTTTTAGTTTCCAAAACCTCCCGGCATGTCCGGCATACTGTCTCTGTGACCTCACAGGTCACACAGCTGTACACAACGTGTATTGTCGCGTGCGCGTGCGCACAATTAGAGAGTGTAACCATCAGAATTGTTTTGGGTTTACAATCAATTCAAAAACGATTTTTGCAAATCCAATAAAAAATATCACGATCAAAAAGATTGCAAAAGCTTTGGCCACAACATTTAAAAATTTACGTATCATATTTTTTCATTTAGTTTTTTCAATTCCCTTTTTGCGTTGATCCCGAGATACCTATCGAACGTCCGCTTGCTTATTTTGAACTGTTTCTCTACGTACCGGTAGTATATTTCCTTGTAAAAAAGGCCGCGCTGGCGGTGTTGCCAAGCTATCTGTTGTACCTCTAAGACCCGTTTGTAAAAATTTACGCTGTTATATGCCATTTGATTGCTATATTTGCCGTGTCACCGGGCCTCGAATAGCAATGTTCCTGGCTCTTTTTTTTAGTTAGGGTTAAAATCAGGTATGCCGGTGGATTGATGCCATGCTTTCGTTCCGGGCTTCTCCGCGCTCTTCTTGAAGTTTGCCTCCAAGCCCCTAAACTGCCGTACCAATTGGTCTAATTCGTCAAAATCGTATTTGTGCAGCTCTTTTTTAAAAATCGATTTGTTTTGCATCCATAGATTGAACTTACTCCACCCGTTCGGTTCTTTGATACCTGTCCTTGTAGCTATCGTCAGCACAATGCTCCGCTTTCGTCGCATGATCAGCTCCAATTCCCCCTGTTGTTGCCGGTTTTGAAGCTCGCCACAGAGCGATTGCAGTTCTTTTGTGCTTAAATTTTTGGCCGAATCTGTCCGTCCGTTGGTGAAGTTATAGATCATTTCCCGGCGCGCTTCCTCCCTGATGCCTGCCCTACCGAGCAGCGTCATCAACTGTTTAATTGTTGCCATCTATTAGTTTTAATTGTTCTCCTTGTTTTGGTTTCTTGTCCCAAATAACTAAAGGCACGTTGCCACCAAAGCGGCTTTGGACATAAAGCTTGAAGTTTTTGACATACCCTTTTATGTCCGACATATACTCGATGTCTTTAGCATATTGACTTTTTGGTTTTCCATTAGCTGACCAACTGATAATGATGAAAGACTTTCGGGGGAATGTTTTTTTTTAAAATTTGTATTGATCTGTAGTCAACCTCATATAGTCAAGGCTGTCGATGACCACGCAGGTCGGCGACGCTCTTTTTTTAAGCCTCAAAACAAGCTCATGAAAAGGCTCATTACCTAAAAAAAGCACACGCCCGGACACCTCGTGCATGTTGTTTCTGTTCAGCGCGTCCTGAAGCGATTTAGAGATACCTTGCTCGTATGAGCAAAACAAGACCTTTGTGAAGCCTGCCATAAGCTTGGCCAACTGTGTTGCGAGTTCCGTTTTGCCGTTGCCACTTTCGCCGGTAATGTGCATAACAAAGTTCTTCTCCGGTTCGCCAAAGGTGGCCAGCCACTTACCCTTGAATGGGTAGATGTCGAACTTCTTGTTTAAAAAATCGTTGATGCCAATTGCTTTCATAACTATCTATTTATTTTGTTCCGGACAGGGACTCGAACCCTGATGTCTGCCAGTCCGGAAAGTTTGTCATTGTTCAAACACGATAATTATAAATATCCCAAACAATACGACCGGAAATACCGCTGTGCCGACGAGGGCAATTAACATCACTGGCGAGCTAACGCCAAGGGCCCAAATAGAACTGGCAATCCCGGCTGCGGCACCCCAGCAAAAAATCGAAATGAGGGCAAACCAGTTAAAAATTCTATTCTTCATGACCTGTGTTTTTTAAGTGTTCGCGAAATTTAAACGATTCCTCTGGTGTGAGCTCGCTATATGGCGATACCCAATTGTCGTTTGTGTCTTTGCGCACCAACTTGTCGTTGACATAGTAAGTGCGGTCGTCCTTTCTATCTATTTGTACGGTCATAATAGTTCAGATAAATTGATGAGCAGGGGGTGAACTTCAATACCGGAAACTTCCATAGGCTTACCTACCCTGAACGTAAGGGTCCGGTCGTCACACAGGTGGAATGACTTTTTCATCAATATATAAGCAGATGAGCTGCTTCCGGCAATGCGGCCAGTGTATGAATGTACCCTGACTTCCCCTGTCCGGTCGCGTTTAAATTGGATAAAAAAGTCTTTTTCGCTGTCTTCATCTTGTATGATGTTCACGCTCTCAACATCGTGCAAGTTGTACATTCTTATTGTGTTAGACCCGATAAATATCTGGCCTCTATGGGCGATGGACAAAACTGTCTCGCCGCGAGTCACTCCAGCTGATTTGATCACTCTCAGTTTCATAGCGATGAGAAATTAAGTGTTACATCTTTCCATTGGTTGCGTTCGTCCTTTCGGTAAACCCGCACATACTTCACCGACCCGGTCACAACCAAACAGTCGTTCAGCTTGTCTAACCGCTCTATCAACTCCTCGTCGCCTATTTCCCGAGCTTTGCGCCTTGCTTTTGTGAGTAGCTTGGCATCATATTCCCCCCGCGTATTCTTCATCAATATCGAGTCTAAGAGGCTGTAAAATCCTTTGTTGCGGGCTTCAAATTTGTCCTTAAAAATCTCCTTGACCGCGTTGATGTGCACGATGGCCTCATCTGTGAAATCGAAACGTTCCTGCATTTCCACGATGATCTTCACGTGATCGTTTCTCAGTTCAAAAGACTTCGCATCTTTCACCTCTTTGCCTTCAATTTCATACTTCAACCTGTTGAAGTTTTCGGCGTGGGTAATTACGTCCTGCTTCAGCTCAATTAAGCCTTCTTGGTACTCCTTGTAGATAGAAATGGTATCTTCTAAAAATTTCTCCTTATCTTTTTGATAAGCTTCTTTTCGTTGCGCCTCAATGCGCTTTTCGTCGGCTTCCTTTTCTTTCAAATAAGCCCTGAGTTCGCCGACAGACATCTCGCTGACTGGCTTGGTAACTGTTTGTGTTTGCATAATTTAAATATTTATTGTTAATAATCCGTTCTCGTCCATTTCAATGAGCTTGTTCACGTAGTAGTTGCGCTTATGCTCACTGTTTTTGTAATCAAAATGAACTTGGCTGTTCGTTTGCAGCCAGTCGTTTTGTTTTTTAATCTCGGTTTCGAGCCATTCTTTTGTGACTTGCATGTCAATTGAGGTTTAATTGGTTAAACATGTCGTTCCACTTGGCCTTTGCAATAGGCCCGCTGTATGCTTTCACTATCTTTCCTCCGCTCCCGCGCACGATCAATAGCTTTTTCCCGTTTATGGTATAGTATTCCATGTCTAAAGGGGATACAGTTCATTTAACAATGCCACGCTGACTTCCTGGCCTGTTTTTTCGGCCTCTTCCAACGCCGAAACGCAGATGTTTTTCAGGCTGTCAAAATCCTTAACGCGGTTGGCAAGCCAGTTTTGTGCGGCTTTGTTCGCAATACCAAGTTCAATGCAAATGTTCCGGACATCCTCACCGATAGAGGGATCAAGGAACGTCCAACCAAACGACCAGCGGCGGTTGGTTTGTATAAAGCCGTTTTTGCGCCGGTCTGCGCCGGTCTGCAGCATCTTTTGAACGTCTATACCAATTACTACTATTGCTGCAAACCCTTCCAATTCGTCCGCGATGGCTTTGACCATCGGAATACTGCCGTCCTTTGTGTTTTCAAACTCGTCTATAAATAGAATTGGGTCACCACCCATCGATTTGATTTTCTTGCAGACTTCCTTGACGATGCGCCCTTTTGTCCCTACGGGCATGACGCCAACTTCATTGGCAATGCTCACGGAAAGTTCCCTACTGTTTTCGATGCCTGAGCACTTTACCAAAAAGGCTCGGGTCGGATAACGACGTTTATAGAAGGTAGCTGCATACGTTTTGCCCAAACCTGTATCGCCGTCAATTCCCAATCGACTCTTGTTTTTACGGGCTTTTTCAAACGTAAGTATCTGCTGTTTGAAGTTGAACGTGTTGAAGTGCTGCCAGTAAGTGCGCTCCAGTCTGACGCCAATGGCCGTGGCGATGGCTTCGTAGTACTTATCGGCTATCTGTGTCTTGCCGATGTGCATGTTGCCTTTAGCAATGTGGTTCACGTAGGCCTTGTCAACGTTGGCTAAAGTGGCCAGAGCCACCTGCGTTACGTTGTTGTCCGTTAAATACCGCTCAATTGCTTGCGGTATGAGTTGGGTTTTCTGAATTTGTGTTAACTTTGTCATCCTATTTATTTATTTATTGTTCCGGGTCTGTCCAATCGGCGTCGTTGAAATCACGGTTTACGCGCCGTTTGGCAGACTCTTTTATTTTTGAGTTTTCGTGATCTCCTTTTGCTTGGTTCCATGATTCTTTAGTGCCACCCATCGCCATCGCGTGCGTATAACCTAATCCGTTTACCACATCCGTTAGGTTGGCCTCAAATTCATCTATAAACGCCGATTGTTTTGTTTTTCGAGATAAGTGATGCCCAAGCGCCATGGTTCCGTCCGTAGTCTCTGCATGTGACTGTGATGCCTTCAAGGCCCGTGGGCAGCTCATGATGAACTTGCCTTCCAAGGTGTACAAATCTGCCATCTCCTCGTCCCACACCACCTTCAGGCGGACACCGGTGGTGTAACCGATGGCGCGCGCTATCGTCTCGGTGCCTGCGCCGCCATAGTCCGGTATTTCAAATTGAAATAACTTGCTGTCGTTGTACCCATTAGATCGGTACACGTTCACATAACCGCGCATGTAGCTCAGGTCAACTTCTGTGTGTTTGCCAAACAGATACCTGAGTGCCAAAACTTCCATTGGCTTGCAGTCCGGGTGTTTAATTTGGAACCGCTCAGCCGGCGTTACACCATCGCGAAGCTTGGTGTGGTTCCATCGCTTGATGAGCTCGTGCATCTGTATGCAGGCATCCTCATAAGTGGGAAGGTCTTCAATGTTCACATGGTCCGCGTTTGCCTGGCCTTCTATACCTGCTTCCCAACTGGTAGAAAGGAAGTTGGTGATGTCTTTTAAACTTCGCTTAAACAATCTGAACTGCGTTTCTGCCGGGTTGGCCTGCGAGTTGCCTACTTCTATGTTCCTCACCTTTTTAAAAACGAGGTTTAAAAAAGCCTTGCTCTCTGCGCTGGTAAAAGCAGAGTGATTGTCGCTGATAAATTCAAACATTGTTTGCCGCCCGGTGTTTTCAATAGCCATTTTCACGGCATCTTCAACCATTTCGCCCGACTCTTTATGCGACCCTACCGGGGCGGGAGACCATCCGGCTATATTCCGGCTCGCAACATCAGCGATTAGTATCACATACAGCTTCATCGTTCCCAATTTGCCGTCCGGTTTTGTGTATTTGTATTGGATAGTACCCGACCCATCGCCGCAAAATAGCGAATGCGCATACTGCAATTTTTCAGTAGCCACGTAGGTCTGCACATGTTTTTTATAATACTCTTCCCCATGCCTGGCGCGGGCTGTTTGTATCAACCGGTTGAAGCGCGTCAGGTGGTGGCAGAAGGTCCGGTAAGCGATGGGTTGCAGGTCAAATGCTTGCACGTCCTCGCAATAGTATCGTTCCCAAAGCGTGCGTATGTATTCTTTCGTAGATCCGCCCGGGTTCATGTAGAGTTGAAACATGATCGCCTTATGAATGTCGAAGTCATATACCTGGCCCGTGGCCTCGTCCACCAATGGGTAACGCCCTACCACTTGAGCATTGTCGTTGCCGTACTTCCCGGACACGAAGTAGTCCAATTGGTCCATCACATCGCCAAAGGCAGGGAAACCATCGAGCTTGTTCCGTAGGTATGCGGCCGATGATATTTTGAAGCCTTCCAGCCCGAGCGGCGACAGTATCTCTGTGCATATCTGATAAAAGTCTTGTTTTTTGTTGATGCCCAACTTTTTGAAGGCATCGCCTCTTAGTTGTTGCAGTATATAGCGGCAATATGCCCGTGCTGTGGCCATCTCTTGCGCCTGCGCCTGCGTGAAGCCAACAGTCGAGTGGTACATATAGTACAAAACATCGGTGTTGTCTATGAGTTGGGACGCGCTTTGCTGTATTTTGGTTTTGATTTGCTCCCTAAAATTGCGCTTTTCAGATGCTTTTAGGCTTTCGTATGCCGATATGAGCTGTTGTTTTGTGCCTAATTTTGACCGGTATTGGGTGGGCAGCCGGTCCGGGATGCAATCAAAGTCGTAGTAAAATGTGTTGTTCGCCTTCCCCCATCGCCATGCCGTGCCTGTGTTTGGTAAAAATTCGCCGTATTTGTAGCCGTTTTTGATCGATGATTTGAAAACCGATCTAACCTTCCAAGTATATTCCTCCGACACGCCGCACAGCTGCACTACCAGGCGTTGGCTTACCCATAGGGTCTCGCCGTCTTTGTAGTTGCGTATGATAATGTCTGTCGGTAGAATTTGCATAGTGCTTTTGTTAAAAAAAATGTCTGTCTTTCCAGACTGTCCCGATTTTATTGATATTGGTTATCTCTCATTTGCAGTAATCTGCGGTTGTTGGTTCCGGGGCGGGACTCGAACCCGCATGCTCCTTGTTTGTCCCGGAAAGCTATTGTTAAGCGGCCTGTTGATTAGCTGATTGAGCTTCAAACTCTTTTTTACAAATCTCAACCATGACCTTAGGGAGTGTGATGAAGGAATTTTCTTCCGGGAGGGCATAGCAATTGAATTGTGGGTCATAGACCATTTTTTCAATGAGCAGTTGCGCTACGGCATTGATACATGCTGATGGTAAATTGTTGAAAGCCATTTTATTTATTTATTTAAGGGTTACTATTTTACTGAAGATGCCGTTACAGGACGGCAGATAAAACGGGCGGTCTCTTCCAAATCTTTAGCTATTGCCTTGGCTTTTTCAGTATTTGTCTCCCGTAGGCCCAGCGCAATTTGGCGGGCATATACCTTGGTCACCCCGTGTCGGCGGGCCACTACGGCATAGATGCGTGCGCCTTTGAGCAATTCTAATTTGGCTGTGGTGTTATTTTTCATACATTTGTTTTTAATTAGGAAACAAATATATACGCATTTTGCGTAAAAACAAAAAAATTATCAAATTATTTACGCAAAATGAGTAAAGTAATAGATAAAAGCTTGATTTTAAATAAAATAAAACATGCTCACGGTTTTAATTCGGAGACTGAATTTGCTAATTTTCTAGGCATAAAGCCACAAACTCTATCATCTTGGCACACAAGAAATAGGTTTGATATAGAATTGATATATGCAAAGTGCGTAAATATTAATCCTGAATTTTTATTGAATGGAGTAGAACCAGTTTTAAAACCAAATGTTCAAAAAATGCCACCATTTGAAAGGGTGACAAAAACGGTGACATTTTCTCCTAAAACGAAAAGTGCAAAAAATGTCACCGTTTCAGGAGATAGTGGTTCAGGTATCCCGCTAATACCTATAGAGGCCATGGCGGGCTTTGGTGCCGGCTCCCAACAGGTTATGGAGTATGACACCCAACGCTATATAGTGCCAGAGTTTACGGAGCTTAATGTAGATTTTATGATACGGGTAAAGGGCAGTAGCATGTACCCTAAGTATAACAGCGGTGATCTGGTAGCTTGTAAAAAATTAACGCTGCAAGATGCTTTCTTTCAATGGAATAAAGTCTATGTTTTAGACACAGAGCAGGGCGCACTCATTAAAAGAATCAAGAAAACTAAGGAGATAGATACCATCCTCATAGTAAGCGACAACGAAAGCTACGAACCGTTTGAGTTGCACCTTTCAAAAGTCAATGCAATAGCCATCGTTTTAGGGGTCATACGCCTCGAATAGAAGTGAAAATTAAACCTTTTTATTGTTTACGTTTAATTTTATAGCTGAAATTTAAACCAAAATTAAACCAATTTAAACCTTTTTTGGTTGTAACCTCTTTATTTATAGTATATATTTCGTTTTGCCCCTTATATTGATATAAAACTTATACACTAAAAAAGATGACAGAAGACAAAGAATTCCATATGCTATGTTCATAACAATTATTTTTATTCTTACTATGAATTTTTGATTATCCCTATTCCCATAAAGTTTTCATCCGTTGTACAACCACACTTATCAAAAATACAAATTTGTGCAGAAATTACGGCAGAGCAGTATGGTTTTAAAGTTTTGTCGCGTGGGGAGTTGAAAATTGTGGTGAAGCCCGCCAATTTTGAAAAACAAAAATCTTACA